ATGTCTATTTTACTTTTGTCTTGATAAAAGTGGAGAAAATGAGCCGCTTTGATAATGATACAACTAATAGAATTATAATTAAGCCTAATAATAAAAAACCAAGAATTTTCAAAATTCCTGTCCATGTCCCCCCTAGCCAGGAGAATAATCCGGAGGCCCATCCTCCTAAGTTCCAATTAGTTTCTCTAGGATTCACAACTGTTGAGTGGCCGCCAGTTTGATTTCTTAAGTCACTCACTCCTAATGAGATTAGGATGCCTTTGATATTGAGCAGTTTTTCCTCAGCCCCACAAGAGTACTTCATCTTTTCTTCTACATTAGGAGAGTTAAAATGCAGGATCTGGCAATAGTCATTGGTCCCTTGTTCTACCTTAAGTGAGATAAAAAACTCATTGTTCTCTTGTCGGGCCAGATACACGCTGGGTTTGTCAGCATTTACCCTCACACAAACCCTAGCCCCATAGTCACAAGAGTAACAACCTGTAATATTTATGAAAGATGATTCACATCTTCCAAAGTCAGATAGAAACTGAATCTCGTGGTCATCCATATTAATTGTTATCATTGCCTTGATTGATCCAGAATTGAATGCTTGCACAGTCTTTTTGTCCATAGAACTTGTAAAGGTCATACCGTTCCTGACTTGTGGCAAAGAGCCTTTTGTGAAGGCAGCAAATGGATCAACTAATGACGCTGTGCAGTCTATTATGTCTGTCATTGGTTTATATTTAATCAAGTTTGGAGCTCTTAGACATGACGAGTGAGCCATTATTGCAGCAGACTCAGAGGAGCATCTAATTTCTCCTAAGAACCCCTCTCTTGGCATCTCAGAAAGTGCTTCATCATAGAGTGCAAAACCCCCTTTACTACTTTCTAGAAAGCTGATAGCATTTGTCCCTGTGATCCCCTCGGCATCAAGAGAGAGGCTAATAGTGCCCCAGCTCAAGAATTTCGTGCCAAGTGATCCTAGCACAACAATGTCCTTCTCCCCATCTGGCCCTGTTACCTCCAAATTTAGCCTGTGTACCCAGTCAGCACACGAAAAGACCCTTACGGCCTCATTTCTGGTGCTCTTTAGATAGCTGTGGACAAATAAACATGAGGGGTTTATGTTAAAGCATCCGCATCCCAGAGCTCCGCATTGCTCGAAACACTTGTTTTCAGACATTATTCCATTGTCACTGACACCTTTGAATTCTCTTGAAACTTCTCTGTCAGCCCAAGATTGGCATCTGTTCTTATGGCATTCCCCTACCAAGTGGCATCTTCTAGAACTTAGACAGACTGGCATGTAATGACTAGTCCAGAAGCTATTTCCCTCTCTACATACCACTTCACTTGATATTGTTTTTACCATTATGGTTTTGTGCTGCCCTTCTATTGGCCCCTTCAAGATGAAGCAGCTCTCTGCTCCAATCACACCAGCTTTCAGTGTCACTGTGGCAGTCACACTGCACTTCAGAGAACTCTTGTCTTGAACACACCTGATCTGCTTGGAATTTGCAATAAGGGACTCAGAGCAGGATAGGGCTAAAGGTAGCAATAGGAGGATGATGAACATTGTTCTGTCAAATCTTGGGATTGCCCTGCCTACTCTCACTTCTGAAAGTGCTACCTGATTCGGCCTGTCAGACCACCCAATGGACACGTTTATTCTTCTCTTAAGGCCACAATAAGACTTGTAAATTGTAGACACAATGTAAGAGGTCAATAGCCATATCCACATTAGCGGGCTACGCAGTTTTTTTGGTATTAGGTGAAAGAAATACAACAGTTTCCCAACTAGTGAGAAAGCTACATAAAACAATAGGGAGATCATTGTGGATGAGATAATTGAAGTTAGAATAGTGTGGCATTGATAATTCAGAATTCCTTTTAGACAGAAAAAACAATGGTGTGTTTCACACACATCTCTAGAGGGGCAGTGGACAATCATATGAACTCCAGCCGTGTCACCTGTGTGAGACAGATGTATTCCTATGTCACCCCCTGTAGAAGCCACTAAGCCAGGATATGGGATCTTAACTGAAGTTGAGGGACTTTGGTGTGTAGAAACACATGATCCATGAGAGCAAGAAACGGCTGATGTTATTTCAAACCCTGTAGAGGTGATTGTGATATCTGAGGAACCACATTCATACACACAAGTTCTACATTGAGAAATGGAGAATGGACGTGACGTCTTGCTCTCTCTTCTAACCAGAACATTCTCATAACCAACACACTGTGGCTTCACCCATGAGCCCATTATATTGACAAACACAGGACCAGATCCTGGAGCAACAAAGCACTTAGCACTTGGGCTTGCAGTTGAACAAGTATACTTTTGGCAGAATACATGATCACCAGTACACACTTCTGTTTTCCCAGTTTCAACATTGCCACAGTCGGACAGTTTTGTTTTTTTGTATTCTCTATGCTGTGATTCATTATCTTGCCCCTTATGCTTATGGCATATGAAAGATACATTGCCAACAAGTTCAACATTGTTAATGATCAACTTCTCTAAGTAATACTTCCCTTTACCCTTAAAAACAACAAAGGGGACGTTTTCATAATTTTGTGTAAACGCAGAGCATTTCTTATACTCCATATTTCCAATAGAACAAACACCCTTTATTGAAATTCGTGGCCCGGAGTATTCCATAGAATCTTTCTGGCAAATTGCATCCTGCAGAGACACTGATGTTTTAACAACACCTTTCTCTCCAGAATTCCTTTTGATCTGTCTACAAAACATGCAATCTTCAGTTATTTCATGATTCTCACCGCTACACTTCGACAACACTATCTTGCCCTTGTCATTAATGTAATGGACACCAGTTATTCCTATGGGACAGTGGCCTCTCATATAGCTTCTGCCCTCCAAACATTTGTTCGATTTTCCCTTTCCCATCTCACAGCTAGAGTTTTCATCTTCAGTGAGCTCATTTTCAACATAAGCTTCTAATGGTGTCATATGCATCACATGTGAGTTGAAGAAAGGATAATAATAAGGCTTCAACATGTGGTCAAAACTAACACACTTTGCGCCGTAGTTTAACCCCCTACATGTTTCATCCTCATCAGTTTCATATCTGAAGACACCCCCATGCACTCTATTCTTAGCATGGATGTATGGATTCAGGGTATTTATTTGATTGGTTTGTGAGGAGGCAGTGACCATGGGTAAAACAGTGGTGGCCACTAATGCTGATGTCAAAACTGACTTTAGTTTAATGAAATCAGAGTGACTACCTTTTTCTTGTGAACCTTTTCTCACATGATTCTTCTCAGCTTCTGCTCTTACCTTTCTGTGCTCTTGTTCTCTTAAGGCTAAATCATTTTCTAGGGCTCTCAAACTATTATTGAAATTGTATACTACTCCTGTGAGGTTAGAGATCCTATGTTGCAACATCTGATTTTCTCTAATTAATGACAGGATTTCATTTTTGTCATCTCTCATCAGTATGTCAGCATTTTCTTGGCCCTCTCTCAGTTTCTTTATGATTTCATCTTTTTCTCTGATTTCTTTTGCATAAGACCCATTATATTGTGCTACCCAGGAGTAGCCATCTCCTATGTCAATACCTAATTCAGATATTATCTTAAAGTTCTCACAATCCACTATGTTTCTCCCGGCCTCAGTGTCATCCAGTCCATTAAAGTCCACATAAACGCCCTCGAGACCAGATTCTGAAGCACAGGTCAATCTGAGGTTTGTGATGGACAATTGAACTTGTTCGATTATTGACATTACAGTTCTATTGTCCATGGTCTTGAGTGGTTCTGAGCCAATCTTACAGTTTTTGATCTTTCTGTCCATTTTCCTCTTCTTGATCCCATTTTCCCAGTAATGCACCAATCCCTCTAATGGAGACTCATTGCTGAGGCAGACTGTTTCTGATCCATCTAAGCCCCAGTTGGATATAGAGTATGCTGCATATGCAACCATTATATTTGCGAAAAAAGCCAAGATTTTCATCTTCAAGGCTCAGTAAGTTAAAACA